CTGCCGAATTTCCCTGGCAATATCCCTGGCAGTATCCTGAATCTGATCACGCAAAAAAATCGCCCTCGAACACGTTGGCCCCCAAAGGTCCTCAGTGCGGTGCAGCTCCTTGAGCAAGAACGTAAGTTTAAACATGTTGAATGTTTGATCTTTCTCCGCCGTCATTATTCGTATCCTTCCCATTCTTTACGGTTAATTCCTCGATCAGCTTTTGAAGTGCTTGGGCATCGAATCGCAGCGAACCATCTGGCAGCACCACGTGAGGGAGTTTGCCTTGCCGCGCCAAGCGCGCACTCCTACCATTGGGATAACAAAAAATGGTGTCCACCTCGCCTGGCGTAAGCAGCCTTTTCGGCTCATTAGCAGTTCTCGCCTGCTCAAGCAGGGCTTGCTCAACTGCCCACCGACTGAACAACCGCCGCCGCCCCACGCGAAGGCAGGGCAGCTTGCCTATGTCGGCCTGCTTTTGCACCCATTCGGCGGGCAGACGGAATGCCATCGCCACACCGTGCGTGTTCAGTAGTTCGTCATTGGATTCACGCTGTGTCGCCATGATACATTCTCCTTTATGATTCAACCTTTCCCGTCTCTCCAACGCGCGGCCCTTGCCCCGCCACTGATTGCGTTGTGGCAAATGGCACACAGTGTGATGAGATTCGATGGATCATTGCTGCCCCCATCAGCGAGGGCTGTTCGATGATGCACGTGTAAGTCCTTGCTACTGCCACACTTAGTACAACGGTAGCCGTCACGGGCGAGGATGTATCGGCGGATGCGTTCCCACCTGCGTGTATATCCGCGACGGCGGGCATTAGGCCTGGTCCGGTCGGTCCTAGATGATGGAGTATAACGTTGGCGATATGTTAGGGGCTTATGTGGCATGTTTATCTCTCAATCTATCCACAGTAGCCAATGCCTCATCTGTTGATGTGATCACAATCGCTACGCCGCCCGCTGCCTGTATCTGGTCGTGCTCATATTGCTGGCGCTTGGTCGGTTGGCAGCCAGGCAGCTTGATCTCCATGCCGACGAACCAGCCGTCAACACACAGCAGCAGGTCGGGCACGCCCGCCCTGGTGTAAGCGCCGCCATGCGTCTTGTACACCCATACGCCACGCTCACGCAGGGCTTTGACAATTTTGTCCACCAAACGCTTTTCCGTCATGTCTGAACTCCCTGACCGGCGGCGCAGCCTTGGGCCACGCCGCCGGTACATGCAGCGCGAGAGAAACTACCGACCCACGCAGTCCGCTTGTTTGCATTGCGTCGCGGACCTGTCTGCCGGGCAGGCAGGCAAGCCGCCGTCAATGCTCGGCGGACACAAGTTGTCTCAATCCGTCATAGGCATCACCTCCCTTTTGTTTCAGTCAAACGAAATATTGTTGCACTTTTTCTAGCCTTCTCACGGCGATATCAACCCAACGTTTCTCGATTTCTACGCCAATGGATTTTCTGCCAATCTGTTTCGCCGCGATCAGAGTTGAGCCGGTTCCCGCGAATGGGTCCAACACAAGCTCGCCAGGTCTGGTGTGCAATTCCATAAAGAATCTAGCCAAGGATGTCGGCTTCTCCGTCGGATGCTGCCATTTTTGCGGAATTATCTTTCGTATTCCTTGATCCGGCCTGATGATATTTTCCACCCTTCGCGTTCTATCATACCATTTGCATGTGGCGCCGGATTTTTGCGCAACCAAAACGGCCTCGTAGCTTCTACGATAATGCCACCCCATGCCCATCGGCCCTTTGTCCCACACCACCATCTGTTTGAAGCCCAAAACTTCGTCCAACCACAAAGACCATCGCGCGAATTGAGGATCGGGGCCGCCGCCGCCACAACAACAACAACAACAGCCGCCGGGTGCAAGCAACCTGGCATATTCGGAAGCAGTCCAACGGAACAATTCATTCGCAGTCTCAAAATCATCGTTCGCGATGGGGCGAGTCTCAGGTTCGTCCGTGGTAAGTCCAAGAGCATTTTCCCGTTGTGAAATTAAATCGCCATTATTATTATTATGCCCATACGGCGGATCGGTGAAAACCATGTCGATTGATTCTGATCCCAGCATAGGCAGTACGTCCCGACAGTCCGCGTGATAAATAACAACCTGTCCGTCGTCGTAGTAAGGTTCAATCGTCATGGACTTAACCCTCTTCAAGGCAACGTATGGCATTTTCCTGCCACGGCCCAGCCTCTTCGCCCGATTTCGGCATCGGACCGCTAAAATGCCCTGGCGGTTGATGGTCACAACGTGAGCACAAGACCTTTTGCGGTTTTTTGGCCAATTCCTCCAGCAACTCACCGCCGATGCGGATTGGCTCTCCGCATTCGCTGCAATACCAGCGGTATAGCGACGAGCCGCGCAGTTTTGTGCCAGGCTTACCGTAACGTAAAAATCGATCGCCCATATTGCCCCTTTTGATATTTCATACTGGTCTTCCAGCATCATAAGCCTCGATGATCCGCCTGCCTATCCACTCGGCCACAGGCGTGGTCACCCCATTTCCCGTCAATCGTTGACGAGCCGATTCAGGTATTCCACTAGTCCATCCGCCAGGCCATCCTTGAAGAGACTCCCGCTCAGCGGATGAGAGAACACGTATTCCCCGTTGGGGGCCTTCATACACGTAATCCTGATCCGCATCCAGCCTTGCTGGTCTCGCACTAAGACATGCAAGGGCTTCTTGCGTCTGGACGCCCGCCGCGCTATGCCTTTCCATGCTCTCGGCGATATTGCACGCATGGACGAACCGATCAAGGGTCTGCTGCTGATCGAATCCTGCCACGAATTCACGACGCCGGCTTTGACCCGTAAATGCTGCGGAGTTGATCTCGATAACAACGCAATGGTATCCGAGCACTTCCAGCGCCGCCGTGAAGTCCACAACGTCAGGTGCAGGAACATTCTCGCGGAGAACCCACCGGGGTTGGCATCTCGCCACCATCGCCAGAAAATATCCCGACATGTCGGGCTGGCTTGTACCATGAATGTTTCCAGCCAGGCTTCGTATTGGGCAAGGGTCTCCACCCACAACTCCCAGGCAGGATCGGATTTCGTTCTTCGGTACATCAGACCAGTGCCGTTCGAGGATCGCGAAGCAACGTTTGTCATTCTCCACCTGGAATACGCATTTCATTCCTGCCCGCTCAAGGCCGAGGTCCAATCCGCCCGCGCCGGAAAACAGGCTACCAAAAATCACTTCTATTTGCCCCCCTCATCGCGCGTTCCTCGCATGTCGCCTCTGATGTTCCACCCACTGCCTTACAGTCCCCACCTTCACCGTCCAGCGCGCCGCCGTCTCGCCTTCCAATCGCTGCCGCTTGTAATCGTGATACCAGGCGTTAGCGGGTACCTTTCCGCAACACGCTGCAAGGATCGAGTGCGCCAGCACCGCCGGGCCGGAACCGCCATAGTCATAAAAGAATCCCGTCGGCGAAATTCGCAGCGCCGCGTCCGTTGGGGGCAGTGGCTCCATCGACGCCTCCTGATCGCCGCCTCGCACGATCCAGGCGTTCACTGCCCCATTGATTCGTTCGACCATGATGATGTCGTTGTCGTCCAAATTCATTGCTCTGCTCCTTACGCAAGCAACTCACCTTGACCTTGCATGATTTACCGCGTGTCCGCGGCGATGGAGGTATTCGGATCTCGCGCCACCACCTGCCATCGGTCGGACAGCATGTCGAAATGCTCAAGCAGGTCGTCAACGCTGATCGACCAGTCCCATTCGCGTGCCGTTCGGACGCATTTCTCCATCTCTTCACGCAAATCCCCCCAGAACTGCGGCGGCCACGACTGGCCCACAAACGGTTTTGTTTTAAGTTTTGTGGCCATTTTGCTTCTCCCTATGCGTAGAACATCGGCGGATCGATTCGATTCGGAATCTCCACTAAATCCTCGGTGTCTTCTAATTGGGCGATTGCGCCTGAGACTTCGGCTTTGATTTCGCGCAGCTTGGCAAGCCGACTATTGCGCCAGGTGCGCCACGCCACTTTGAGCAGATACGGCATCTCGTCCAGTTCTTTACCCCAGCGGGCGAGCAGGAACAGCCTCTCATAGTAGCCGTCGCGCATGACGCCAACCAAGACGGGATCGTCGACCGTGCCGCGAGTACGATCCCAAATCTCGATGCGCTCAAACCACTGCTTCTCATTGCATAGGGCAACGATTTGTAACACGCGCAAGGGGATGGGCCCGGCGTCGTATTCGTTGACGGCAATCCGTTCGGGGCAAAGCACGCGAAAGACGAATTGCTCCTCGCGCGTCATTTCCTGATAGGGAATTCGTGTGGATTTGCCTCCGTCGTCGCGTTTCAATAATTTCCTTTGGCCGTTCAAATCCAAGGTCTCGATCAAATCGACGACCTCCTCGGCCACTTCCGGCTGAACGTTCTCCGCCTGGCATTCCGTGATTTCGTAGGTTTCGATCTGCATGGTTCTGCTCCTTTCGTTATGGTTTACGTTCCGATTCCCAACATAGAAAAGTCGCCTTCTTCAAAAAGTTTTTTTCTGTGAATGATCATGGGCTGCACGTTCGACTTGTCGTCGATGTCATAATGGATTTCGAGATATTCCCATCCTTTCTTCAGCGGCACGACAGCGTTCCCAATCCGCATGTTTATTTGGTTTGGACTGACGGCGAAATGAAACGTTATTTCGCAGGCGTCGTCATGGCGCCTGACGGTCGACACGCCGAGAAACAAACACTCGCCGACGGCGCAACCCTTGAAGGGCGCGTCGTTGACTTTATTGACCAGCGCGACATAAGCCTTGTGATTGATCCGCGCGTTTGGGATGCGGCGCTTTATAGAAAATTTGTAAATCCCTAACAACTGCGGCTTTTCGGCAATCATTTTTTTGCCCTCCCACTCATTGCGTCGGCTTGACTACCGCTTCGGTCCCATCGTCGAAAATCTTCACGATGTAAAGTTGTACTGTTTCGCCTTCTTTCAAAATGATCGGGTCGCGCTCCGATCCGTCCGGGTTGAATGCCGCGATGCGGATCGCGACCCATTTCCGCAGGCTGTTCAAGAGCTTCGACGTGTACCGCGCCGTCTTCGTCTCGCCGCCCTCCACGTAGCTTGCCTCGAACGTGACGGTCGTGTCTTCCAGCACGTCGGTCGGCGCGTGATACACGCCATCGTCGTCGATAGTGCCCGGCCCGTCGACGATCCGCCAGGTCAACTCCGCGCCGCCGGGCAGGACTTTCGCCAAGGGCAGTTCGGCCCCTGCGGCTATAATCTGCGGCGGTCCGGGAACGCGCCGCCTGGCGCAGGATTCAATTCCACAAAGCGCGATCGTCGCCGCTGTCACGCACGCCGTGCAGATGGCGTAGCGCCTCCAGCGCGCCTTCGATTTTCGCAAGTTCTCTCGCGTGTTCATGGATTTGGACCTCCAGTTGAGTAGTTCGCAATTCTAATTCCTCATACTGTTTTCGCAGGTCATCAAACAAATCCCCCATGTGCTTCAGTTCGCTCCACGCCGCTCTCACTCCCGTGAAGGCGATTGCAATAGCCACGATAGCTAGAAACGTCAACATGTCATGCTCTCCGACAATGGCGCGGCCATGCTTGGCCGCCCGAATCTGCTCCGCACGCCGCATATCGTGACCGATTTGCGCGCTCGCGTGATGGCGACGTAGAATAGCCGCGCCACCGCGTCGCGGTCCCTGCCCGGGCGCATCCACTGACGGAAACCTGCGGGCGACAAATCGGGGAAGATGAATACGTGGTCGGCCTCGACCCCTTTGGAGCTGTGGATCGTTCCGACATATAACTTCGGCTCGTCCTTCACGTCGCGCAAGCCGTGCATGCAGTTCACCAGCAGCGTGGTCAACTCCGACAGCGCCTCCGGCTTGAACCATTTGTTTAAGTCCTCGAAGCTAACGGGCGAATCCTCGTTCACGACCGCCCGCAACTCGATGCTCTTCTTCGCGCCGCGCAGGAACGGATTCAATTCTCCCCGCGTGTCCATGACCGTGGCCCAGTCACGCACGTCGCGGAAGCTCCAATCCCGCGCGTCGTCGCCGTGCGTGTGCAGGTCGGGCCTCAGCAACGCCAGCGCCCGTTTGCGCATCGTCACGCCCCGCCCGCTCAGCGGGTTCCAATCACCGCGCGTCACGCGGCGCGGATTGCCGAACGGCAGACCTTGCGCCCGCAACATCGCCAGCGTCGGCTCCAGCTGGTAAGAACACGAAGCGCACACCATCACGCTGTCTCCGGCGTCGAGATGCTCAATGATCTGCGGCAGCAACCCTTCCGGGTGGCGCGAGTCGCATTCGGATGCCCGCACCTGGCCGCCCTCGCAGCGAGGGGTGAATTGTAACTCGACGTAGCCGCTCAGCCATTGCCGCATCCAGCGCAGCGCGTAATCGCGCACGGTGACGGGCAATCGGTGGGATTTGCCGAGAACTTTCACGCGATCTTTGGCCAGGTCCGCCGGTGTCAAGCCATCCGGGTCAGCCCCCCGCCACGTGTAGATCGCCTGCCACGGATCGCCCGCGAGGATCACCGCCTCGGCGCTTCTAGCCCAGCGGTCCAGCAGATGATGCTCCAAAGCGCTGTAGTCCTGCGCCTCGTCCGCTATGAGCACTGCCGGTTCGCCGGGCGCTTTCTCCACATCACGCGCGGCCAGGTCGATCAGGTCCGTAAAGTCCAGGTAGCCCATATCGCGCTTCCACGCCTCCCACCGTTCGGCGAACGCCGTCACCTGTGGGCGCCACGCCTCGCGCGGCGTCATTCTGGCCCGGCATAGCTGATAGGCCGTGTAATCGGCGTCGTCCTGCGTTCCCTCGCTGCTCGGCTCCCAATCCGGTTCGTCGATCTTGGCGCTCACGCTCGACACCGAGGACAACTGCGACCTTGTAGCCTCATTGAACTCGGCGATTTTGCTTTCGGCGATGACCGGTCGATCAAGGGCATGATAAGCGTGACTATGAAGCGTGCCGACACGCCAGGGCGGGATCGGCAGATTGCGTGCCGCCAACTCCTGCGCCGCTGTCCTGGTCAGGCTGCACAACAGCACGTCGGGCATGTTCCGGTCCACGACGAGGCTCTCCACCTGGCGGGCCAGGGTGGTCGTCTTGCCCGTACCTGGTGGTCCCCATATTACATATTTACCAAACAGTTGCCTTGATGTCATTTTCTGCTCTTTTTTATGGACTTTCCTACACCGCGATTTTTGCGCTTCCTAAAACATTTGACTTAAGTCCTTTGTTCACGTTCCTAGTTAAAACTGCCTAACACAAATAAAAGTACATTTAACTTCGTTTCGTATATGCACTTATGAAAAAATGTTTTATTGTTTTACGTTTTATCCTGATTTTCATTGCGTCCTCTCGAAAAATTTTTCCCCCATAAGGGGGACGTGTAAATCGTCCGTCCGGCAGCCCCAAACCGCCCTAGTCGTGGTCGTTTCCTTGATTCTGATACCCACTACCTGCCGCTCGAATCCCAAGCGTTTTAAATGCCACACCATGTCGGTAGATGAATAGTTCTCGTCGTACTGAGCGTAGATGTACCGGCGCAGCGATGGGATGCTGATGCATAGTTTGCCGTCTCGCCGAAACGGCTGGCCGTGCAGGGCGGCGTCCTGCCACCTGTCGTCATCTGCCGGCGGATGTGCGGTGGCATAATCGGCTATATAACAAGCGAACTGGTCCAGCAGGCGATTTTCGTCCTCGTCGATCTCCGCCACGCGACCGAGCAGCCGAGCCACGTTCAGCCAAGTCTGCTGCTTCATTATCCGGACCGTTTCGTTCGTCTCCTCATAGATGCGGGCGCGGAACCGCGACTGATTCAATACCGCGTCCACGTTGCCGATCGGGACGGTCTTCCCGTTCGACAGCACGGCGGTGTAACGCGCATTCTCTCGCCCATGTTGAATCCAACGGATTATGTGAACGTTCAATTGCAGCGCCTGATTGATCAGCCCCAACCACTGCCGCCGCTGCGCGTCGTCCTTCGGCGGCTGCGGCTCTCCCCCCGCCGTGATGTTGATGTGCTCGATCTCGTCTTCCGCCTGCTGCGCCGCGTGCTCCACACGGCTACGGTGCAGCGTCAGCCTGTAATACTGCTCATGTTTCGGCCCTTCTCCGCATTGTTGGCGGCGGAACGCGATCAGCGTATCAACGATCTCCTGATCGGACCAGTTCGCCTCCTGCATCGCGTGAGCCAAGGCCATTTCATAGCCGCTTGTCGATTTGTCCTTCAGGTCGCTCCGTTTGCGATTCCAAGTGTCGTGGAATCGCGGGTCGTTCTCGCACAAACGAAAGAACTTGTCGCCCGGCGGCTGAGCATCGCGCTTGATCGTGAAAGTCGGTTCGCCCGCCTCCTTCGGCTGTTGTTGCGACGATGGCGCTTCGACCATCACGTCGAGCATATCATCCAGCGGATAGTACAACGCCTCGCATTGGAGCAGCTTGACCGCTGCTGGTTGCCCGTCTTTCTGATTAAACGTGCCCGGCACTCGCATGACCCGCGTCACGTCGTGGACGTGGTCCAGATCGAAACCGAACTTCGCCGCCACCGCGTCCAACGTGGCCTGCCAACGCGCGAGGATCGCTTCCGTTTTCTGCAAACCCTCCGCCGTCTTGCACGTCAGGTGCTCGGCCAGGCACCAATAGGCGTGCAAGCCATGGCCGCTATTGACAAGGATCGTAGGCTTGCGACCAATTTCGTTTAGAAATTTTTCAGCGACCGCGCGATTTGGACATGGCCGCTTGCCTGGCTTGGCCGTCAGGTCGATGTCCGCCCAGAGGCATGTGACGCGCGATATATCGCCCTTCCGCCCCCGCCCTGTTGCTGGTGCAGCTTTCAATAACCCGACGCCAAAGTAAATGTCGTGTCGCCTGCCTCGCTCTGCTGCGTTTCTCGCCGCCTCTTTCGGTCCCGTGTGAAACGTCGCTCGCGGAGCCGTCGAAGGAGACCACACTACGATTTTTTCTGCATTGTCTTTTCCGTCGAACAGCGTTTCAAAGAACGTTGTCGCCTCGTCCATGATCTATGCCCTTTCGTAATTCGCGCGGGCCGAGGCCGGACCGCCGAACCCCGGCCCGCCACTAAGGAGGCAGCGTCGTCACTCGTCGGCCGGATAATCGTCTCCGGTGATCTGCACGCGCGTCAACATCGGCTGCACGGCGGCACGCAACTCACGGATGGCCTGGACCTCCTCATCAGGCAGCCTTGCTGCGACGGACAGAACGATCTTGCTGTATTTCTGACCGTCTTTGTTTGTTTCTTGCGTCAATCCGATCGAGGTGAGCACCGCGTAATAAAGCAGCCCGGCGTTGGTCAGCCGGTACGTGTACTGCCGCCAGGGCCTCAACGACGTGGGCGGCAAGGTCAACAAGCTGGGTAGCCGGTCTTCAGGTCGCAGAAGGAATAATTGACATAGTTCCTTACATGCCTTTCCGCGCTCGCCTCTCGGATCGCTGCCCCATTGATTGTAAGGGCAGGCCGCGCAGTCGCCGCCCGGATCGCCCATGCCTGTACGTGCATCCATCGAGGTACAATCAGGCGGGCTGTTATCCGGCGAGGCGTTGCGCCAAAAGGCGCGACCCGGACGCTGAATGAGGACGACTGCTTCAAGCTGCTGCGTGATCTGCGGTCCGTCCAATCCCTGCACCTCCCAGGCTTGGCCGCCGCCGGCGGGGATGCGGATGCGTTGCAAGTCCCAGGGCGACATTGAAGCGCCGGGACCGAAATTCTCCACGAGCAGATCGACGGTTTCAGTTCGATTCGCCAATGCGACGAACTCACCCCCTCTCCGTTGCAATGCTGCCTCGCCTTTGTCTTTTTTAGCCTCGGACATGATCGCTCTCCTTATTTTAGTCTTTCCCGGCCCGCCCCGCAACCGGCGACGCACCGGCGACGGAGACGGTCCAACGCTGATTCACTTCCGCACTCGGACGACGGGCGTGTAAGTTATTTGCAGTGCGTCCTTTAGCTCGTCCGGCAGGATGGGGCGGCCGTCTTCGCTCTTCGGCAAATCCTTGACCGCCGCCTGCAACTGCCGCCAGTTGTAGTCCTCGCGTGTGCGTACAAGCCAATTGAACTCAGGCGATTCTTTCAACGCATTGACCAGCATGTCTTTGCCCTGCGCCGGGTCGGCACGCACGTCGATCGTGAGGAATAGCGTGCGGCCGTCGACGGTGAGGCGATTCACGCCGCTTTCAATGAATTCGCCAGCCAGCGCCGATTGAAGCTCGTCGATCTGCTGTTTGACCGCCTTCAGCCGCTCTTCAAGCTCGTCACGTTCCGTTACCAATGCAACCATCTGTTTCGCTCGTTCAAGGTCCATGATCTGCCTCCTTTGGTTTGTTCAAAACGGCCACTCAACTTTTTCAAAATACCCCCCACGTATCCTGGCTTTTTCCCCGTCGCAATCCAGAAGGTCCGTTTTTTTGAATCGCACGCGCCAGAGTTGCAATTGCTGCGGTTTTTCGTCGGCATATGCCAAAACGTGCGTGGCGCCGGTCACTTGGATGCCTCGCGCGCATGTGCCTGCACCTGCTGGGGCCGCGCTCTCCTCATAATAACGTCCCTCCGGTTGCTTGAATTTGCGGTCATATAAATCGCTTCCGTCCCTGTACGTTGTTCGATAGCCGACGTAAGTATTCTTATCAACCAATGACAAGCCGGCCAGGAAAGCCATAAAATGAGCTCGATCGATGTTTGAGTCACGCCAATTGCCGCTATGCCATCTGCCGTGATGCCATTTGCCGCCATACCATAGACCATCCATCCAATCGCCATTGAACCAGTCACCGTCATGCCATATGCCATTACACCATAAACCATCGCGCCATAGGCCATTGCGCCATTCTCCGTTATGCCACTCACCATCGACCCACAGACCGTCGCGCCATTCGCCATCATACCATTTACCATTCAACCATATGCCATCGTGCCATTTACCATCGAACCATGCGCCGTCGTGCCAGCGAACGACCCCATTTTTGATCTCCACTTTCGGATTTACAGTATCTGCTTTTCGTAACCATTCTGGCCATTTTTTGCGCGGGGTCATGATTTTATCTCTTTGTATCAGTGATCATTTTTTTGTATGGCCGGAGACGGCGGCTTATCCGAATGCCTCCGTCGCGCCGTCCCCGACCCGCGCGTCCGCTCCGCCGAGATAGCTGAGTACCGCTTCCACCACATCTTTGCGCGCCTGCAACGTTCGATAGACCACGCCGTCCACCGTGTCACGGGCCAGCAGATGGATGTACGTTACGTTGCGCCGCTGTCCTGGGCGATGCAGCCGCTTCAATGACTGTTCGTAATCGCCGAGATTGAATCCCAGCGAATAATACACACAATAGCGGGCGGCGGACATGTCGACGCCCAAACCGCCCGCTTGAATCTGGGTCGCCAATATCGGACCAACACCATTCTCGGCGTCGCGTTTCCATTCCGGCAATTGCTTGATCCTGCCCGACAATTCCCAGCACCGCCGCTCCGTCTCGACAGCGGCCTCGATCACGGCGTCAAGATCCGCCTGGAACCGGCAGAACACGACAAGCGGTTCCCTCCGCGACAGGTCGCCGATCAAGTCAATCAACGCGTCGCGTTTGGCATAGTCGATCCGTCGCAATTCCGTTATGCGGGGCGACGTTCGGACGCTCGCACACCCCCCTGTAATCTGTTGCAGCCGCAGAAGCTTGGCCAGGGCGTTTGCCGCTGTGACTACGCCGCCCTTAATCTGGGCGATCATATCCCGCTCCAGATCGTCATAGATTCGGCGCGCCGCCGGAGAGAGGTCGACGATTCGCCGTTCATGTATCTGCTCCGGCAGATGCAGCACGTCCTCGGAGCGGACGTAATCGGTGATGGAATGGAACAAACGATTGAATTCGTCCATGTTTTTCCACCCCTTGATCTCCACGCCGCCAGTCGCGCCCGGTGGACGGTAGCCGCCCATCACGGCGTATCTATCGCGGAAGCGCGAGAATGACGAACCGAAGATTCCCACGTCGAGAAAGCGGAAAATCGCCCAGGCGTCCAGCGGAGAGTGCGGCAACGGCGTGCCGGACAGCCCGACCCGCCACGTGCGCCAGTTGGCCAGCTTTGCGATAAATGGACTCGCCTTGGCTTTCCGGTCGTGCGATTTGATGCGGTGGACCTCGTCACAGACGATCATGTCCCATTTCTGGCGTCGCACCCACTCCCCCAACTCGCCGCGCCAGACTGCCTCGTAGTTGATCACCAGCACGAAAACGGCGCGGTTCAATTCCGCGATTGTTTTTTTGGCTGCAGCGGATTTCGTGCGTGCCTTCATCGTGCCACGATCAGCCATTGTAAGACTGAACGGGACACTTGCGTCCCAATATATATCGAATTGTTCACGCCACACGTGGAGTGCTGATTTGGGTCCAACGATCAGGACGCGCCGGAATTGCGAATCGGATTCGGCCAGATGCTGGATCGCCGCGATGGTTGTGCGTGTCTTGCCCGTGCCCATGTCGTGGGCGACCAGGACCGACCCGCGACGAACTATCATCGCGGCGGCGCGTTGCTGGTGTGGCCAAAGCCCCGGCTGCTCGATGTGCGGGCCATCGCCGCTCTGTGACGAACGGGCCAGCAGCGTTTGAACCTGCTCTGGCATATCGTCCAGCTTGGGCGTCAACGTTTCGGCGATCCGCCTTGCGATCGTCGGCGTGGCTGGAAACGTCCACACCCGTCGATTTTTATCCCATCTCGCTCCCGGAATGGCCTTGCATCGATCGAGGAAGCTGAACGGTGTGCGGGCCATTACCCTGTTGTTTTCCGCGTCAAATACAATGATCAGCATCGTCATCGTCTGCCTCCTGCGCCCGGGCCCGGCCCGTCGACGCGACAGACCGGGCGGGATGCGTTGATGGTCAACTCATTTACCTCGCACGCCCCTATCCGGGCCTTGGGGCTAATACTTTGCCTCTTGGCAGCAAAATCATCTGCCAAGGCCTATTCGCTCTCCGGTGTCGGGTCACAAAAGCGCCGTACTTCCATAGACGACACTAACCGCTCGGCGGTGGCCAACAAACTTCTCCAACCGCCTGACCGCGTCTTCGTCATCACGTGCGGCCGCAAGGCCGGCGGACAGCTGATTGCGAAGCTCCGCAGCCCTTTCCTGTAATTCCTCGTAGGTCGAGTCGTGTTGACTCCGCAAGCTATACATGCCGGGGTTCCAGTGAACCCTGGTCACCACTTTGTTGGCTCCCTCTGGCCGCCAAATCAGAATACCGCAACCAAAAAAAGTCATTTCATTTCTCCTACCCGAAAATTCGTATCTCACACGCCCCTATCCGGGCCTTGGGGCTAATACCCGGCGGGACGATATTTCAGCCCCGCCGGGTGCTACAGGAAGCCTCGCCATGGCCTTGATTCGCAAAATAGGACGGGCGGCCGTGATGGAGGACGTTCCGCCCGTCCAGGAGCAATGAAACACCTAGTATCGCTCCTTATCATTTTACAACTTAGCAGGTCGTGGGCACCCAGCCGTGACCAGGCACCCACCACCAGGTTTCCTCCCAACGTCGCCCGCCGTCGTCGCCACCACAAGCGGCGATCTTCGCCGGTCGGTTTGGATCGGCGGGGACCCAAGCCAGCGGCGTCTCCGTATCTTTGTCGGTTCCTACCGACACAGCATCTTCCATTGCGACGGCCGCCCAGTCTCCAGCGCAGCATCCGGCGTAGCTGCGTCGCAAAAGCAACAGCCGCCGGCGGCGGATTCGTTCCGCCAGCCTCAACGCCCGACGTCGGATGGCAAGAGGTGGAACCGATACCTTGGTGCCGGGTTTGTCTGCGCATAAGGCAGCGTTGATGGCGTCCCGAACCTCGCAGATCGCCATCAACGCGCGGTCCTCAGGAAAACGAGGCCTCACCCGATCGTTGAGAGGGCGGGTTTGCAATACGTCTTCCAGGCGGTCCAGCACCGCCTGAAGTTCCCTGATTTGCGAACGAGTCATCTTCGTTTTCATCTCATTGCTCCTTTCGAAATCGTTATTAAAGGACCGAATTGCTCGTCTTTTCAAAATGGAATCGCCGTCGCGGCGCTTGGAACTCGCTGACCGCAAAATCCACGTGGTGCGTGCCGTTCAAGGCCTGGACAAGCAGACAGATGCGAACAACGTCCGCATTGAGTGGATGGTTCAGGAATGTAGCCAGATCCGTCGCACTGAACCGGCGGGCGCGATCCTCGGTCCGTACCCACGACATACCGGAAAACTGAATTTCGGTGAGTCCGATCACATACCCCTCAGGATAGTAGCGATTGATCGCCCAATTGATTTGTTCTGCGCTTACCCTTGCCATCTCATTGCTCCTTATTCTGACGGGCCTGAATCAACCAGGTCGGAACCAGAACGGCATCGACGTTCCCGACCTCTCGCTCCCTCACACGCACCTGCGACAGAGGCAGCCAGTGATCGCCCACCAACGCCTGCTGCACGCCATTCCACATGTCCACTGCGTGGAACAGGACGGCCTTGGCCGTCCGCCTCTTGATTCTGCCGTAAATGTCATTCATCTCATTGCTCCTTGTTTGAATCATTCATTCTACATATATAATACACCGGATTTATCGGAACGTCAAATAAAATCCAGAAAATTTATCGAAAAAAGATAAAATTCTCTAACTGTTTGCATCACAATGGCTTAGGTCGCTTTTTGCCGCGAGATCGCGGCCATCGCTGGAAGAATGTCAGAAAGTTCAGCATGTCCATCCCGTAGACGTTCGCCAGCGAGGCCAGATGGCCCAGGTCCGGCACGTGCCTGCCCAGTTCCCAGTTGGACACCATTGCCTGACTGGCCCCGATAGCCTCCGCGAGGTCCTCTTGTGACCATCCCCGCGCTACACGCTGGCGACGTAATTCACGCCCCAGCGCCGTCCGTGCCGGCCGAGCTGGCCTGCCCCGTTTCTGTCGAGTGCTCATCATATCTGAATTGTAACACATTGGCGATATCATGTCAACTGAAAATATAAACGGGGCGAACGCTGGCAAGACGCTCGCCCCGCCCTGCCTACCGGACAGGCAGGCACGTAGGTGGGAGGAGCTGGACTTCGTTCACCGGCCCCGGCGCTTGGCCAGGCCACGACTGACCGCGTAGGCGGCGGCGGACAACGCCGCAGCGACAATCGCCCATCGACTATCGACGTTCTCCGCCAAGCCTGCCAACAGCGCGCCCAGGCCCGCCAGTACCGTCACCCAGAATTCGGTTGTTTTGTATCCGCTCTTGATCTCACCAGCCATTTTTCAATCCTCCAGCACAGCAAGTAACCTATCACACAACCCAACAATGTGGCAAGCGCCAGATTCCACACGCCGCCAAGGTCCAATTCGATCCGGCCCGGGCGCTCGATCTGCACCAGCGCGGGCTTCGATGCCGAGATCACCGGCTGACTGGTCGGCGCGCCGATCAGCGACGCCCGTTCCGCCACACGACAACCGTCAATCGCCAGTATCAACAGTATCAGTGCCAAGCGCCTGGCGGTAATCATACAGCACTGTTCCCGTTGCCTTCACGGGCGGGCGCAAGCCGAACCCCGCCATTTGATAACCGACGGCATCCTGCGTTTCGATTACCACAGCGCCCCGCGCGTGAGCACGCTCCGCCGCCTGCGCCGTCGCATCCAGTACGTCACGCACCGCCTGGATGTTCTGCGCCTGGCAACCGGCCAGGCTCACAGCCAACATCGCAACCATGATCGACTTGATAACCCTCATCATCGCTTCACTTCCTTTCTGCGGCACGTCCGCCGCCCTAACAGGAATTCCTGATACCATGTGTATGCGTGACATAAGCAATGCACTGCATCATATCCCTCGTGCGATAATGCGTAATGTAGCGATGCCTCGTCCGTCGTTCCAGTATTATTGAACGCATAGGGTAACATTTCTTCAAGGGGCGAAAACGTAAAATGCTTGCAATCGCGGCAGAATCTCAATTGCTCGCGGATCGTTATTATCTGTTTGTAGTCGATATTTGCCATGATTCTCACTCGACAAACAGGCGGCGAACAACCGCGATGATCGCCGCACCCGTGCCTCCGCCGATCATGCCCGCGCCGACAGCCATGCCGGCAATGAAACGCTTGGCGCCACGCAGCGCCTCACCGTGCGGGCAAGTTTTCTCGTGAACGCTGATCTGCTCTTTTATCCGGTCGTGATAATTGTCCAGTATCTCCCTCGCCGCTTCGCGCGCGACGATCTTCACGAACTCCATTTCCTGTTCACTCAAGCTGTCGGCCATGTTCAACACTCCGTAACGTTTAATCCGCTGATCAGCGCCGGGGCCTGATCGTCCGCCGTCGCGCTGATCGTGACGTTGTTGCCATCCGTAAATGTGTAATCCCCCGGCGTGAAATTCGCCGTCCAGGCCGCGCGTCCCTTTACAATGCGGAACTCGTCCAGCCAGCCCCCGTTCGTGCTCGCCGTAATTATCACAGGCGCTGCGATGTCCGGCACGCCGGTCGTGTCGGGACCGCTATCGATCAATATGCCGTCGAAAAACAGGTAGGCCGTGTTGCCCTCGCGCGTAACGGCTATGTGATGCCAGCTATTGGCAGTCATGATAACAACTCCGGATAGCGACGTACCGCCACTATGTAACCATTTCAATTTGTCGCCATCACTTTTATCCCACATCAATACAGCATAATTGCCAAAACCATCATTTTGATTATAGAACGTCTCGTTTGCGGTGGTGCTCGATAATCGAACCCAGAAATCAATCGTATAATCGCCCGACAGATTCCAATCGGCGCTATCCGGAATTTGCAGTTCCGCATTGCCTCCAAAAGGAAAATGGACACTGGTCGCCCCGAATTTCAATTGGGCCGAGTCCAGCTGGGCTGCACCACTGAATGTGATCGAATGCCCGGAAGGGCTGTTATCCGTGGTGCTCGTCGCCGCGTCCTGTCCCTCGAAGTGCAGCAGTAACACCTGGTCCGATTCCTGCGGATAGTAACTATTCACTGTTTTATAGGCGCGAACCAGAAATGTAACCTCCGTCCCATCCGCATAAGCATCGCTGGTCCAGTTGTAACGAACCCGACCGGGAACGTAATTGACCGAACCCAGCAGCGTCAGTGCCCCTGCCTGTGAACGATAGATATGAAAACCGGTCGGCGTCGCGTCCTCATTGTCCGGCAGGTACGACCAGGCCAGACGGAACCGACCACCGGAGAGTACATCAATGCTCAGCCCTGTCGGCCCGTTGCCCACAGGCGACGTAACGTAACCCGCGCCATCGAACGTGACCCATGTGACGTCAGATAGATCGGAAACGCGAATGCATTGACTGACATTCGCGTAGGCGAATTGCCATTTTTTGAAGCCCCCCGCCGTATCGGCGGAAAAATCGAACGTGGCAGGAATCGTCGCACTGTCGTCACTCTCCGAAAGATAAGCGCTGGGCGACAACTCATCAAGATTGCCGTCCTCCTCGGCCCAGTAAACCATCGTCCACGGTTCCGTCAGTTGCGCGATCAGGCCCGCGTATGCCGGATGCTGGATCGAATACAGTTTCGCCGCATGACTGCATACGTAATCGACCATCGAATAAACATGTAGATCATATTGCGTAGCCATTACGTCGGCGCGCTCCTGGTCAGCGTGGTCCCATCGTCGCTCCAGGTGATAGTGTAAAGATCAGTGTTGTCGCCGCGATCACGTATCGCGGTGGATTTCGTGCTCTTGGTCACGTTCGCCTTGTTGGCGATGATCGCCGCCGCTTCCTCCAGGCTGTCCGCCGCATCGCTGCTGTCCGAAACCTGCTTGATATTCGCATCCACGACGCCGCCCGCCACGCTCATTTGCGGCATCGTATATATCATCACCGGTTCGATCTTCACGTTGGATGTGCTGCTCTTTGCGAACAGAATGAACAGGTCACAGTTGGTTTCCGCCTGCGTGAGATCGAATATATAGACACCGGGCGCGTTCGTCGCATCCAGTTCCGTAGGGTTCACGTCGTTAGTTTGCGCCATGGCGGCCCCGTCCTTGCTGATGTAAGCCGTGATATTGGCCGCATCGCCGGTCTTCTCGGTCCCGTTCGCCGTGTCCCACGCAAAGATCGCGAGCTTCTGAGACGCTACGTTCTTGTATAAAGCCATCTGTTAGTATCTCCTCGGCTTCGAGCGCCAATCCTCGGCGTGCAATTCAAGCCTCCAATCGATCGCCTCCGTCGGCGTCACGTTCGAGATTATCAAGGTCTTGTACCCGTCCTTGCTGATTTCAAAACTATGCGGGCTGTAGGTCGTAACCGTCGTATCGCTACCGTTATAGGAATAATTCTTATACGTAATCGTCTGCTGTGTAATCTTGCCGTCCCCGCCGGTGGAAACGCTGAACACAGTATTGTTGTTCTTATCTTTACACGTCACTGTAGCCGATTCCACGTTCGCCCCTGCCTCGTCCGTGACTTGGATGTCCACAGTGAATTGCGTGTTCGCCGTCTGAACATTCGCACCGGCGAACGATATCTCGGCATCGCTGGGCACCGGAGATGGATTGATCAGGTCTACATTGGAATTCGCCGTACCATTATTCAAAAGTATATCATTGCCATAGCCCGTGAACGTGCAGTTTGAAACATCTACATCCGTACTACCTGATTTGCTGATGGCATTATAGACATTGTTGAAAAATAGACTATTTACGGCAAAATCACCGCTCGATGCGGGCATGAATGCATAAGCGTTCTGGAAATTGACACGATCAAACGTATAATCCGCCGTCCCAGTAAAGAACCAGCCGGACCGGTAATCGCTACCGCCGTCCAGTTCAGAGGACAACGTGCTGTCGACGAACTTGATTGTCCCCGATCCCTGGAAATACGCCCTGCCGTTCGTCGTTACGCGATTATGCAGGATGGAGCCGTAACAGTACAAATCCCCATCATCGACGTTGTAATAATAGCTGGCGCTCTGCGGATTCTGGAAGCTCCAGCTTGAACCTTTGCTCCCACGTCCCGTCGAATTATAATCCTCGCCGAGAGTCAAGGTCGCATTGGCGTTGAGGTTCCAACCGATATCGTCATCGAACCACACATTCTCCCATTGAGACAGGAACGCCGTGGAGTTGGAACCATCGCCAATCAGAAATTCGTCCAGATTGCTGATTCGATACTGGCCGTCCTCTACCGTTTCATGAATCACGCCATAGCGCCGCTGGTAAACCTTGATTACGTCGCCCACGGTGAAGCCGTTGAAGTCCAGGCTGGTGATCGTCCTCCACTTTTTCGTTGAAAGAACCGTAGTGACACTATTCATCGCCAGCGCCGTTTCGGTCTGGCTGTCGCCCGCCGCGTCGGTTCCGACGATATCCACGCTCGCCCCGGCCCTGGCATTGTCTACGGTGATTACTATGTTCGTACAGGCGCTGTCCGCCAGTTGAATCTGATTGTCCAGCGAAATGCCATTGTCGGGATCGCCGGCAATCGTGTGCGATAACAACTCAACGGCAGACGTGATCGTAATATCGTCGCCCGCACCGACGTCCGCCGACGGCGCCGGGCTGACGGTCAGTTCACCGCCGCCATCGTCCATCGCGGTGATAGTATAGAATCCATTGCAACCATCGGTACTGCTGCCGGTGACGATGATCCGGTGATTGATCTTGAAGCCGGCGTTCACGAACCCGTTGCCGCTGTCCAGTATCTTGCCATTCGTATTACTGAAGCTGATCGTGTTCGCCGTGATCGAGGCGTTGTCGGCATCGTGCACCTCGCCGAACGTCCATTCGGTTCCCGTCCCGCCACCGTACAGCGTCAGGTCATTCGTACCCGCCGGACCAGGGTAATCACATGATTTGGTATACGCAGCCATCAGCTAGTCCAATCCAATACATCAGCGGTATCGCCGGTCGTCAATGCATCATGCGCGGCCTTCACGGCGTTCCATCCCGCAGCCAGCGCTGCCTTCACGTCAGCAGGGATCGTATCGAATTGGCCCGAATCGACGACCGCCTGAATCCTGGCGTTCGTATTCGCCAGGTCGTCCCTCATCGCCTGCAACAATGCACGCACCTGGAAGGCTGCGTCGCGCTGCTTCTTCTCGTCCCAGAGCGTAGTCAACGTATCCGTGACAGCCATAGCAATCTCCTACCTGTTAAGTATGGTCGATCCACCTTGCGTAACAATGCCCGATGGGCGATCCGGTGTGCTGGGGTAACAGCATACGTAAACCTCTATCGTCTCCGCGCCGTCCGTTTCGTAATTCCCATACTCGTCGAACGTAATCAGTGCAAACTTCCACGGGCCTGGATCGTTCACCATGCAGGACAGTTCGTAAGTCCCATCCGCGTCAATCGACACGCGCCGTGGAGTGATCGGTGCGGTGTAATCCATCGTACCCGTCATGTTGTCCGAATACAATTTCATATAATCGCCGCTGGCGTAACCGCTGACCGCAGCGCTGATTGTCACACGCTTGTGATCGTAATTCATCCGCATCCCGCTCCGCAATCAAGGCAACGATAGCAGCCTTCCTGGAAAACCAGGCAACCGCCGCAAAGTTTGCAGGTTTCATATCTGGATTCAATATCATTATGCTGTTCCAATTGTCGCGCCGACGGAACCACACGATCCAAACCGTTTGTTCTTCGTTTCTTGCAATTACACGTCATGGCTTTTTCTCAAGCGTATACTCGGTTTCCAGCCACCAGTATGTTATTGTTGCTATCAACCGCAATCCCTCTGGTAATGCTACCCGTATCATATCGCCACTGCAATTCGCCGGAGGAATTTAGTTTCCAAACACTGTAACCGCCTGAACGATATCCGGCTACCAAGACGTTATCTGAACCGTCTGCGGCGATTCCACGTATCATATCGCCATTGTAGTGTGCCGGAGGAACTCAATTTCCAAACGCTATAACCGCCGGAACGAGCACCAGCCACTAAGACGTTATCTGCGGCGATTCCATAAGCTGCGTCGCCCGTATCATATCGCCACTGCAATTCGCCGGAGGAATTTAGTTTCCAAACACTGTAACCGCCTGAACGATATCCGGCTACCAAGACGTTATCTGAACCGTCTGCGGCGATTCCACTGTAACCGCCTGAACGATATCCGGCTACCAAGACGTTATCTGAACCGTCTGCGGCGATTCCATAAGCTGCGTCGCCCGCATCATATCGCCACTGCAATTCGCCGGAGGAATTTAGTTTCCAAACATTGTAACCGCCTGAATGCCATCCGGCCACCAAGACGTTATCTGAACCGTCTACGGCAACGTCATAAGCCAAATCGCCCGTATGGTATTCCCACTGCAACGCGCCGGAGGCGTTAAGTTTCCAAACATTGTAAACGCCTGAAAGATATCCGGCTACCAAGACGTTATCTGAACCGTCTACGGCGATTCCATAAGTATGGTTACCCGTATCATATCGCCACTGCAATTCGCCGGAGGAATTTAATTTCCAAACACTGTAACCGCCTGAACGCTCTCCGGTCACCAAGACGTTATCTGAACCGTCTGCGGCGATTCCATGAGTGTGATCACCCGTATCATATCGCCACTGCAATTCACCATCCGAATTTAATTTCCAAACGCTACTATACTGGGGTATTAAGGCGCAGCAACACCCTGCCTGATGCCATATTCCCGCCATCAGTCACAGCCTCCGTCCACGCCATTCGCGTACTGGAACCAATACGTCATTGCGCCGTCCGCAGCGCGAACCGGACGTATCCAGACGATTGCACCGTTCGGGCACGGCTGAATCGTGAATGTGTAATCCGCAGTATCGAGGTTCGCTGCGTCCACGCCATTGCCTTGCGTGCCCGTTCCGCTGTTCATGTTCTCCAGCGTGTTTCGCGCAGGATTCGTGCCTGTCGTCCCGCTCCTGCCGTTCGTCTTGGCCTGCCAGTTGCCGTAACCGTCCTCCGTCAACTGGGCTTCCTGCCAGGCGTATTTCCAGCGATTAGTCCCATCGCTGGCGTTTGCGCCGATCAGCGCCCAGAAACCATATTCGGATAGCGATAAAAACTCCGGCAACCAGATATTGACGGACTCCTGCGACTGCTTCACAGACGCGCCGTTGATACGTATCTGGCGCGGGCGATTAATCCTGTCGATGATATCATTGATCGCCCTTATTATGGCGTACTTGTCGGCCCATCTGCCAAGCTTGCGCAGCCTCACGATCTCACTCCGCCGTAATTGTCGTCCGTTGCTTTCGCCATGTCCTTCACCAGCTGATACAGATCGCTCTTGCGATACATGTTCGTCGTAATGCCATAGGCGACGTTCCACCCGTCGGGGTTATACTCGAATCGCATGTCGTAACGATACGTATTCCGCGCAGCGCGCGTTATAGTACATCCCGTGAATCGCCATTTCCCCTGATCGGTTAAGGTTGACGTATCATCCTCGTAGCGAGGATCGACTTTGCTTTTTTCCTCGCCGATACGATAAACGAATTGTGAATTATTCACCGTGTTTAACGCGCCTATGACTCGCGCCGCCCAGAGTTTTGAACCGTAGGTGGTAAGGTAGTAGGTCTGGCGCGGAGCGTAAAGCATTAATTGCGGGCGATTATCATCAGTCGGATCAGCGCCGCTGACCGTCGGGCCGTTCGTGCGCCATTCATGCGCCCAATCCTTATAAGTTTCCTCCTCCCAATCATACCACACAAGGACTGGGTTGGATTCATATTCGATCTCCAGCCGCTCTTCCCAACTGGAAACCTGATCAGCCCTGACCTCTCTCGCCACGTCGGATTGCGTACTATACGTTATCGTTACCTTGCAGTTCGTGTTGTCGACCGCCTCAACGTCACGGCTTGTGACGGCCAACTGCGGGCGACCAACCCACTCGTCACCGATGATCGGAAAACTCCAGCCAGGCTGCGGCGTGCCGTTCTCGTCATAGTATGTCCCGCCTTGGTTGTACCAGTCTGCCCACGTGCAAAGGAACTTCCGTTGCACGCTCCAACCTTCTGCGGTATCGTGTTCCTCCTGCGTGTCGAATAACTCGTATATCGCCATATTAAAATGCTCCGACCGGTTTAGTCTGCTTCTCCACCGCCTGACGAATGCGTATCAATTCCGTTTTTTGTTCGCGCACCTCTTTTAGTAGATTATCCGTCGTCTTCGCTCCCATCTTGGCCAACATGGTACGGTTCCAACCTACCGCCATCATGCGGGCCTGGTAGTCGAATTCGCTGGCGAACATCGGCTTCTGCATCGGCCTCGGTTCCGGCTCCACTTTCGGTGGCTTGATGGGAGGTCGAGGCGGCGGAGGAAGAGCCGGTTTCAGACCTTCGTATTTTTTTCGTGAAGCAGCAATGTTTTTGGCTGTTTTCTCCGCTCGTGTTTCTATGTCATCGAAAAAGTCATCTACTTTTTCTCTATAACTTGGCCCGACAAGCTGATCGAATATTGATTTCTTCTGCTTGCTGATACTCTTTCGCAATGCATCTATCGTATTATCAAGATTGCCGAATTCGACGTTAACGCCGGGCAAAAGATTTATTAGCTTCGTAACTCCTTTAATGACAAAATTGATTCCCTTCAAAATGCCTAATAATGCATAGGTCGCACCAAGGCGCAGCGCCTTGAATGCGATCACAAACGCTTCGACAACATCCGCAGCGAAAGCAATGCCCTTGGCTACAGCACGAATACCTCGAATTATTTTCTTTGCCACCGCCGTGCCATCGCCGCCGAGCGAGGCGAATTTGTCCGCCGCCGCCTTTATATAGGGGGCCAAGCCGACGGCTAGCGCATCACGCACAGTGCCTATTCGCTCTTTCGCGCGCGTGATCGCGTCATTGGCCGCTTCCACTTTCGCCGCGTCAACGTCATTTATCGAGCCGCGCAATTTCACAAAGCCATCTATCATCTCCTGGATACCAGCCGAACCATTCCGGAGCATGGGCAGCAATTCCATACCCTTGCGACCGAACAAGTAGTTCGCAGCCGCCGCCCTCTCCGAGGCGGTCTGGAGACCGGCCATCTTGTCCGCAATGATTTTCAACGCTTCGGCAGGGCTTACCTGTATCAACTGATTCGCCGATAATCCTAGCATCTCCAGGGCGTTCTTCGCCTCTCCCGTGCCCTGTGATGCCTCGCCCAATCGGCGCGTCAGCATCTTGATCGCGTTGTCCATCTCGCCAGCTTCCATGCCGGACAATTTCGCCGCGTGACGCAGGCCACGCAATTCGTCAATAGTGATCCCTAGCTCCCGCGACAATTTCGCCGTCGCATCGATGGCTTGCATCGACTTGCCGATGAAGCCCGTCAAGGCACGCGCCGACAGGTAAGCCGCGCCGGCAACAGCCAGCCCCTTAAGCGCCGACGCCGCAGTTTGCACCGTCGAACGGAGTGTTTTCACTCGCCGCGTGGAGCGACCGATCTTGCGGTCGAACGCCGCCGTCTTGGCGATCAGATTAACCAGCAGGTTTCCGACTGTTGCCACGATTCAATATTCCTCTTAAAAACGTCGCCGCCTTCTCACCCGTGATCGGTTCGCTACCTTGCTCGAATGGCATAAAGTCCTCCACGCGAAACGGCGGACGATTCGGCGAACGCCATGCATTGGCTATCACACAGGCGATAATCGCCGAACGCAAGTCCGCCCGCCTTTCTCCAAACGGTTCGATCTGCTCATAAGCCATCCACTCCGAAAGCTCCCTGCTATCCATTCGCAGCAGCAGTTCCCGCACCGTCGCGCCCAGGGCGAGTGCTAATCGGAAATAGAAGCATCGTCCTGGACGCTCCCGGAGTTTTTTGCCATTTCCTCTATGTCATCAGCGCGAAGACAATTCAATCTCATCGCGACGGAAAAAACACGATCGAGCGCAACGGAGGACTTCTCGGCCAGCTTATTGATCTCCTGATCGCTGAACATGCGCTTGCCGTCGGCATCGACGATCACCCTTGCACACAGCTTGGCACGAATATTGTGCATATCCGTTTTCTGCCCGCGCAATATGGAAGCTTCGAACGCATCACGTTCTCCGGCAGTCATAACTTTGATTCGCACCTCGTCACCCCATTCGGGCACAGGCACCATCTCGTAAGTGATATCTTCAGCGGCAAGTATCTGCTCCTTGGTGAGCATAAAACATCCTCCTATTACGAACCGGTAGCATTATACGACAATTCACCAGAACCTTTGAAATTGTACGTGATCTTAATCACGTCCTCTTTATCAGCGCTGATTGATTGATTCGTGCAAATGGCGGTTCCTTCTATGGTTGCGCCGCCGTCCACCAATTGTAATTCAAGCGTCGCCGTCGCACCGATCAGGGAAATGAAATCGGTGTCGTCACTGGTCCACTTGGTCTCGACGGTTGCAGTCCAATCATAAAAGCCGGCCAACGCTGTCCGCCATGTATCACCCATAGAAGTACTGTCGATCGTGTCCACCGTGATATCGAGCGACCAGCTATCTATCTCGCCGCCGAAATCCTCGGCAGTGCCATTCCACATGACCGAGCCACCTTTACCTGCTACTCCAGTACTCATTATCTATTCTCCTTTCGATTCAACTTGTTGGTTCAAGATACCAGATTACCACGTCCACTCGTACTCCATATTTCCTGTTCGTCTCCACGGTCGGGCGAATATCTATCACGTCCGACATATCATCTACTATCATCATCAGCGCATCATCCGAACCGACCGTTCCGATGATCGAATCGCAGCGCAGTCGTACCTTTTCAGCCAGGTTCTTGACCTCTGAATAGGTATCGCACCAACACGTTAACTGAATGCGCGGATGTGCGATTCCCGATTTGTGATTCATTACCTGCTCGCGTGTGTTGCTGATCGTCTGATAGACAATCGCTGGCAATTCACTATTTGCAGGCAGTGTCATCGGGTAGATGCGATCGCCGACCAGCGCGCTGATATCGCTGTCAGCTAACAGATAACTTCGTAATGACGATTCGATGCTCATTTCACAGCCTCGTCGATACCGGAAGCGATCATGCTCTTGATCGTCGTAAGTACTCGGCCTTTGGTTTCGTCCCACGCCGGACGCATAAAAGGCATGGCCGGTACCACCTTCGGCCCACCCGCCTGACCAGGCGCCGCGTGACCATATTCAATGGCCGCAGGAATGTAATAATGGTTCCCGTCAGCCGTGACGCCGGAAAATATCTCGTTGCCCTTCGCGCTGATCTCCGCCGCCACGCCGTAACTAAATCGGCGCATTCGGCGCATGCTTCTCGGTTTTATATAACTGGCGATCGTGCTGCCCATCTCGCCGCCTACTACGGTTTGCGCTTTCGATTTCGCCGCAGCGCACACTTGCTTAGCTCCTGCACGCAGGGCACGGCGCAATACCTTGCGGGCAAGCTTCGGCTCAAGCTTTTCCAGTCTGTGCATGGTTTGCCGAAAATCCTTCGTGTCGATCCGGAACATCATCAGTCGATCACCTCGCTGCAAATCAACGTCAGTTGCTGATTGCGTTCATCGGGATTCAGCACCTGGTTGATCTCCAACGCCCGTGAACCGTACAGAATTCGATCTTCAGCCCTCACGCCCTTCAGGTAACGAATAATCACTCTATGGCTCGTCGTCGCCTTCACCTGCTGAGCACCGAATCGCTCCTGGCCCTGTAATGGTTCAATTATCGCCCACACAGTCGCATATGTCGTCCATTCGATGGCCTCCTCGCCGTATGCGTCGCGGGTGATGCGTTTGCGTTGTAGATTCACCCGATGTCTCAAACGGCCTGGATTCATACCGGTTCGTGCTCCAATCGCTTGTCCAATACACGATAAGGCCACAACATGCGTTCAACGTTCAGCGGGACTGGTTTCAGGTTCGCCGCAGCTACGACCTCCCGCCGCTCGAACCAATGTGATACCAGTAATTTCAATGCGGCTTTGATTGTGTCCGGGACCGCCGAGGCGTCACCGTAACCGGCAACGTAAGTCACTGTCACCGCCTCCGGCACGCTTCGCGTGCTAGGCCAGCTTTCGCCGTATGCGGTTACGATCCGGGCTGGTTCCTCGTAAGCGACAGCCTGGTAAGCGCTACTATCTAGTGTTTGCGAATCGCCGTTCACGTCCACGTAGGCAATCGACGTGACGCTGCTGAGAGGCGGACGCGGGAGTACTATTTCCGCCGGGAACCGATCCAGCCGTAATGTACACGTGCGCGTCGTGAACGCGCGTCGCGTGAACTCCTCGGCCCACTGTCGCGCCGAAACGATCAGCGAATCCAGCAGATCGTTTTCGTCCGTCGTCAAAGCCTGTCTTGCGATGCTGACGGCGAAATCACACGTCGCGTTAGCTACCGTCGCAACGGCACGCAGATAAGTCGCTCCGCCAGTATACGCCAGTTCGTAGGCCGTATCGTCGTTCGACTCATCAACCTGGCTGAACGTGCCGCCGCTTACGTCCGTCCATTCCAGGCCATCGCTCGAATCCTGCAGCTTGACATCCACCGTGCCGCCGCTGCCGCACGTCCCGGCGTTCAGATAAACCGTCACGTCGTAACCGCTGACATTGACGGACGATCCGGTCACAGTGCCGGCCGCATGATCGCCGGGCGCTATCGTCTGGACCAGCGACAAATCATCGTCCGTCATATCGAGACGAAGGTAAGCTTTCGCTTCGGCCCGCGTTATCGGCTCGCTACTTGGCGATCCTATCACCAGGCTCATGGTCCGGTCGCTCCGTGTACAACGATTGCCACTGCCCCCGCAGCATCCGCGTCAATCGTCAACGCCTTGTTCGCCGGCAGCTTGATCGGTCGTTCGAAATGTATCTGCGTCGAATTGCCAATCGTGGTACATTTCAATGGACCAATAATCGGCGCCTCGACTGCGTTACCATTCTTGCCGTAGCCTATGGTAACGCCAAGCGTCCCGCTATCAGCCAACGGCTGTATCAGGATGTCGCGTATATATAACGACAGATTAGCCCCAGGCGCGGCCTTGATCGTCTCACATGCAGTGGCATCATCCGTGTAAGCGCTGACGGTCCACGGTGCAACGCGATCAGGATACGCCTCGACGGTAGTGAAATTCCCGGAATTGTCCGTTATCGCCATTACTCACCTCACATTTCACGCATCCGAGCGGGTTTGCCCGGATCAGCCTGTTTGTCCATGACCGTGAAAGGCTTTGGCGGCCTGCCCTTGCGATCTATCAGGTCAGCGTGTTCATTTTTCACGCTGACGTATTCGCCTCGTAGAAACAGTTCACCTCCGTTGGACGATACCGATCCGTCAGGATTCAGTCTTACATCACGCTTCAATCTTCCGCTAATCATGTCTCACCTCAATTCCACCAAGCGATATCATCTATTCCCAGCGCTCACGGGAGAAGTCATCCCGCAGCGCGAACCGTTTCTTCTGCCTTGCGTTGTGATATATTACCTGTAAGCTGTTTTTGCATTTCGATCAGTTGTCGATTGAAGCCTACTACGATCTCCAGCAGATCAACCGTCTTGTAATGGCTGCATATCGCGCGAGGATGGGCGACGTAGCGGAACCCGTAGCGCTTCGCCTTCTTGGAAAAGAAAATGTCCTCGCCGGTACGCTTGCCATCCGGGTAGGTTTCACGATAGCGGAACCACGGCCAGGGAATCGTCTCGAACACGTGACGATGAATCAGTATGCAGCCCGCCCCTGCCGCCTCCACCTCGAATGGTTCCCGGTGCTGGCCCCAATGCTCCATGAAACCGTAATCATCCTCGCCCTCACCGACCTTTACTACTATATTGCTGATGATTTTCTGCTGCATGAAAATCGGCACAATGGCCGTCGCCAATGGGCTGTTACATTCCAGAAGCAGATCAACGATCCTCTCCGGAGGCCGAACGTCGCTGTCCATCATCATCAGATGCGTGTATTGAGGATTCTGTAAACATACCCTGGCCAGGCCATTGCGCACCTGGTCCGTCGGCGATCCCATGATCGCGATATAATCAACCCGTGGGTCCTGGCTGATCTTGGCAATCGCCAGGGTAGTATGCGGATTGATTGTTGAATTAGTCGGTACTGCGAACAGGATTCTCGGCTGCTTCATTGCGATATATCGTCCCTCTTTTACGAAGCCATATCTCCTCGTTTCTCGGTACGCTTAAATGACCACCCATATCGGGATCGTGCCATAGGTGTAAACAGCGAACGGGCAATGTCATATACTCCAACCCGTAGCCGACCAGCCGTTCGCTCATATCCACGTCATCTTTGCCTCTTCCCGTGAAATCCTCGTCGAATCCACCAATCGCCGTGTAATGCTCACGACGCATCGCTGTCAGAAAACCTATCAGCGTCGTCTTGAGCGGACGTTTCAGGTCGTCATAATTCGTGCCGTCAAAGCGATTCGACACGTCACGCTTGCCCCATTGTGGAACGGCGATCGCCTTGGCGTTCATCTCGACGCAACTGATCAACGGTTCGAGGCAGTCATCGATCTGCAGGATTTCAGCCTCGGTCAGAACGATGATCGGCGCCGAGGCTCGCTTGACTCCGAAATTGAAAGCGAACCCCGGCATCCGCCACCCATTACCACAACGCCCTGTGTGCAGATATCGGAACCCGAAATTCTCAGCGATGCGCGCCGTCTCGGCGGTGTCCTCGCCGTCATTGACCAGAAGCCTTTCGCATTCCGACAAGACGGGTTGTTCAACCAGTCGTGGAAGCGTTCTGGTCAACAACTCGTCGCGATTGAATGTGATTACGATCACACTGGCTCTCATACTCGTATCCAGAACATCTGATAAGTGGCCAGATCGCTCATCTGCTCAGCCGAAACGAACGGCTCGAAGCGTGTCATCAATCTGTCCGCCACGGTAATCGCGACCTCCGTTCCGTAATCGTGACAGCCGATTACCGATCCGGCATTCAATAGCCTACTATAAATCGCCAACTCCTTCGGCTTCCGCCCGCCATCACAGTAGATCAACGCCTTGCCGGCGTCTCGGAGAAATTCCCTGGCGATCTTGATCGTCCGTTCATCGAACGCATCGGCGACGCGCAGCGAAACTGGCAACTGGGCCAACAAGGATTCGGTCATTGAATCCATCAATCTCTTGTTGTCGATGCTGAGCACCTGGGCGCAGTTATGAAACGCCCAGGCGCCCAGATATAACGTCAACGCGCCTCGCCCCGAACCGATCTCTATGATCCGGGTCGGTTGCAAGGCGTTCATCACGTTCTCCAGAACCCAAACGGCTAGCGGCGAATGCATGACCTCCATGCCATACATCCGCGTCACTAACCGTTTATGTTCCGGTAAGATCAACATGGCATTCACGCACTGACCAGTTCCTCTAGGCCTGCATCCGTCGCCAGCCCGTCGTGATCGTCGCTGGACTTGCGACTCAGGATGCCTATCACAGCCAGGTTGGTTCCGGTCGTCCCATCACCCGCCGTAACCAGGCACTTGATATAGCGTTTGCGGCCTGCACGCAGATCAACGTCGATAGCGAATATGCTATCGTCCTCGTCCGCCGCAATTGCGTCAGCCAGCGTCGCGCCGCTGATGTCAGCGTAAGTGCCGTTCGTAGTATCACATTCCTGTAATTTCGGCGCGGCGGTCGTCGCCACATCGGTAGTACCCGTGATGATCAGTACCCGCAGATGCTCATAGCCTTGCGTGTCGGCATACGTTAATCCGCTCGGCGCGCCGTTATCCTTCAGCTGCGGCGGCACAAGAAGTACCATTTTAGTCTGTTCAATTCCGATCATTTTCATACCTCCGTTCGTTTACACGTTATTAGCTGCTGTGAGTTACCAGGGCACAGATAGGACCGGCAGTGGTCGCCGAACCCCAACCGAAGACGTTGATGGCGAATCGTTCAGTCGCACGGAAGCCGATCTGGTCCGAGGCGAAATACACGCTCGCATCGCTGTTCAACTCGAATGCCCGCCGGTCGCCGAAATAGGCGCCCTGCTTCAGGTCGCCGAGGAACAGGCAAATTTGATCGTTCGCCTCCGTCTTGGGCATCACGTCCACGAAGACAACCGGATAGCCCATGAACTGTTTGCCGGGCGATTGCTGGTATTCAGCCTGCAATGCACCACCTGCGGCCTGGGCCAAACGAACCAGCACTTCAAAATAGAACCGTTTGGAGCAGTAGAACTTCGCGCCGGGTTCGGCGTAAACCGGCAGAACGCCCACAAGAGTACGAATGTTGCCAATCGTAATCTCGTCATAGCCATTGCCGGCAGCATCCACCAAGCCGCCATTCGCCGCACTGGCAGTCTGACTGCCATAGCTTGAGTGATTATTTTTGAACGCGCCGGTCAGGCCGACGAAACCCCAGTAGGTCGAAGTGCCGTCGCCAAGGAAGCCAGCCTGGTCCTCGGCCTTCGCCAATGCACGGGCCATCGAGCGACCGACGATCTGGCCCACGCCGAGTGCCGCATCTTCGGTCAACTCGCTGGACACGGCAGTCAGACAGGCAAGCTTTTCAGCAACCAAACGCACGTTGCTGAACGCCGGATTCGACGCCGTGATCGTGCCGCCCTCGCCGACCTTGTAAACCGTCACGTCAGTATTGAGTTTCGGCCACAGATCGGTGTCGGAACTCATCGGCACAACCTGCGCCTCGCGCCTGAATACGCCGTAGGTTTCCATCAGTTCGATCAACTGGGAATGAAAGACCTCCGGCACGAGCGCACCGCCGCCGGACGTAGTTCCGCCAGCCAGCTTGATGCCCATCTCGTCAAGGCGCTTTTTGCTCGGCTCGGAACCGCACATCGAGGCAAGAACGAAATGACCGAACGCCTTGAACCATTGCTTCTGGTCATTCTCGATGGTATGCTGGTTATATGCACGGACCAGACGCTTCAAGTCGTCCATGTCCTTCTGCTGCCCTTCCAGCGCCTTTTTCAACGCATCACGGCTGTCTTTCAATTCGGTAATCGTCTGTTCCCTGTCATTGACCGCCTTTTCAAGCGGTTCAAGCCGCTTGGCAAGGCGCTCATCGACTTTCTTCACCTGTTCAATCAATTCATTCAATTCCATTTGCTTAATCTCCTATAATCTATTCATTAGACTAGCCCAGACTTTATCGAACGTGGCATTCAACGCTATCGACTCGCCGCTGGCAGCCTCGAACGTTCCGTCGTGGCTCTTGCAATGTGACCTCGCGGAACTTGCCGACCATACCGACTTGTCGTAGCGATATGCCTGTTCAGCCCATTTGCCAGTATTTTTATCTCTGCCGTAGATGACATGATAACGCTTCCCGTCGTGTTCACGCTCGTTGTTTACTCGTCGCACGCGATCAAATCTGCTGGGATCAGCCAGACGGCAGGAGTGTTCGTTCGGATACGGTTTCTCGCCCTCTAGATTTTCATCCAGCAATCGCGATAAATATTCCTCCTGGTCCGGTGTCAAAATCTCGTGCATCAGCGCGCGGAAACGGCGGATCAACTCATCGTGCCCCGCAGCTACCCGCGAATCGAAATCCTCGACCCGTTTTTCGAGCTTCTGTAAGCGATCATAAAAATCGTCTGGTATCAGCCCGCGCAGAAGCGCATCACGATTACTACCGACCGGCACGCCGGACAGTTCTATCAATTCCGCCTTCACGTGATGCAATCGCCGTTTCTTGACGCCGTTGCTGTCAGCGCGGCCATACTCGCGCCACTCCGTTTCGTGCGGTATGAAACCCACCGACACGGCACGCCACGTGCCATCGGCCCGCGCCTTGCGCCATTTCTGCGCAAGCTCCGTTTCGCCGAGACGAAAAGATACCTTCAGTTTGCGACCTATGTATTTCGCGTCCACCGGCACACCGATCATCGGCGGCGAACCATCAGGCAACCGATGCTGATGACACGCCAGGATTACTCCGTTCTGCACAAACGATTCCAGCGAATCCTTGAACGCTCCTACCTCGATAACCTCATTATCACGATCCACGGCATCGCTGGATGCGATAGCGTGTATCACGTCACCATCCTCGGCGCTCTTCGGCTGGAGAAGAGCGAAACTATCACAGTATCTCAACTCAGACATTGGCGTTTGCTCCCGTGATTTCTTCAATGAATGCCCAGGTATCGTGTTGCGCTACGTCGGGCAGCTCCGTATATATCTCATTGATAGCCGCCTCGATGTCGGCAGGGTCAGCCAGCCCTTTAAGACGCTCGATACATTGATCCAAGTATCCCTGCATCAACAGAGCGTGACGAATCATCACGCGACGCGCATGTTCATCATCGGGATCGCGATCAAGTTCTCGAATCACCAGCTGATAGTGCCTCGCACAGATACGCTTCATCTGGCGCTTCCATGCCGAAATATTGGCGTCGAACACGTGACCATTGTTGCCGATCTTGATCGAGCGGATCACCTTATTGCGAACGCCCGCGAAAAACTTTCGCAGGGCTTGATGATAGTCCCTTTCATTCAGATCGAGTTCCGTTCTACGCACCGCAGTTGCACTGCTCTCAGCTTCGTCCTCGACTTCCAACGCGCGGAACGGCGGAGGGCTGGCAGGTTTAGGTGGTAGATCAATGCGCTGCAAATTCACGGGGACATAATGATATTGGCCCAACCCATCAGGCAACGGATTGCGATTTTCGAGCGCCCGCCACTCGTCGATGCTTAATGCACCGTGCATAAACTGTATCTGCATCGCCCGCGCACGCGACACGGCATCCCCGCGCAACAGCCCGTCGACCAGGAATTCAATGAAATACCGTCGTGGATCGAGGCCCAGCGCCCGCATAAGCGCTTGTTCCCAGCGCCGGAACCACGGCAGCATCGTGTATTTGATGAACTCAAGACTTTGATGCTCGATATTGCTGAAGGTTGCACGCTCCAGATCGGCCAGCATGTGAGGTGGTATGCGGTAGAGCCTGGCGATTTCCGTGATCTGAAACTTTCTGGTTTCCAGATATTGAGCATCTTCCGCCGACATGCCAATGGTAACGGCGTCCATGCCTTCTTCGAGAACGGCTGTCGCGGCGGTTCGCCCATATTTCTGCGCCCAGGTCTCTCGTAATCTCTTGGCGGCTTCCTCGCCTAACTGGCCGGGATGTTTCAATACCAATCGCTTGGCTCCGCCGCTGGCGAACACACTTTCACCGTAGCTTTCAGCTTTGCGCGCCAGCCCGATAGTTTTGGCGGCATAACTGATCGGCGATAACCCCATGCGCCCATCACAGCACAGGCCGCGAATGTGACAGATCCGATTGATGGTCTCTTCGCCGTCGGCGTAGCGGTATATATATTTCGGTTCGCTGCCCGTGAAATCGATCCGCAAACGGTCCGGGTGCAATGGGACGAGTTGCAAGTCCTCCGTACCGACGATCTGGAAATAGGCATTGCCGCGTAATGCCAGATGGGCCTGCAGCATTTCACGCCACTCGAACGACGTCTGTTGATCGTTCGGCATGTCATGTAAACGCCAATAGAGAGGATGGTGCTCGGCCCGACGCTTGCCGCCACCTGGCAGACGTTCATACATAACCAGTGGCACGCTGGCCAGCGTTTCAGACAATATCCGCACGCAGGCCATTACAGCGGCTACCCGCATCGCTATATCCGGATCCGCTCCGACCCGCCGCGCCTCGCGGATTTCTTCCAACGAATATCCGCCGGTATACAGGTCGTGGTAGGTTAGCCCGCTAGGCGCAGCCTTGTCCTGCGTGGAAAAGATTCTGCTTATACGCTCTATCAAACCCACAGCACGCCTCGCTTCTTGTACACGCTATCAACCTTCTGATCCTGCATCGCCAGCGCCAGAGCCATGATCGTAGCCACAACGCCGTCGATGCGATCCGCCGACCGCGCCTTGTTCGGCTTGATGTTGCCGGCAGCATCCGTATCGGCTGCCACATTGGAAACGTTCCATCGCAGAACCGGATGGCCATTGTGAATCAGCCGTTTGCCGATAATCAAGCGCTCGAACTCCTTGCTCGGTGCGGACATCGACGCAAAGCCCTGGCCGAATGGCACTACGTCAAAGCCATCAGCCTGGAGCTTGGCGATCAGATCAGCCGCCGCCCATCGATCCACAGCTATTTGCTGGACACGGTAACGGGATTTCAACTGGTTGATCGAATTCCTCACCCAGTCATAATCCATTACATCGCCCGGTGTGAGGGTGATATAGCCCTGCTTTGCCCATGTGATATAGGGAACCTTGTCCCGCTTTTCGCGTCGTCGCGCATTCTCGCCGGGAACCCAGAAGAATGGCAGAACCAAATATGAACCATCACGCTTGAAGATCAGCGATAGCGCCGTGAGGTCCTGGCTGCTCGATAAGTCCAGACCGGCCCAACACGGCTCGCCGATCAACTCGTCGACCAGGAACTTTTCACAGCATGCATCCCAACTCTCGATCGCCAGCCAGCGCTGTGCCTGCTCCGTGCGGATATTCAAATGCAAGCGCTTGAACGTATTCTCATACGCCGGAATCTCCTGCGCTCGTTGACATTCCTGACGCAGATATTCTTCTGAGATGCTCACGCCGAGGTTGGGATTGGCTTTCCGCCACGTTTCCGGCGAGGTCCAATCATCATCACGTGACGCCTCATAGATCACCGGCAGAAATGCCGGATCATCGATCACGCCATCGCGAACCTTGCAGCCATAATCGTATTTTTCGTTGCAAATGCTCTCGCGGTCGTAATCGCTGGTTGTGATATGAACGATCAGCGGTTGTCGTCGCGCGCCCGTCGCGGTCATCAGCACATCGACCAATTCACGGTCGGGCTGGGCATGTAATTCATCAATAACCGCACAATGAACGTTCAGGCCGTATTTCGTCCCCGCCTCACGGCTGATCGCCTTATATCGACTCATTGTGCTTTCGACGACGATTGTTTTGGAAGTCTCATACGTCTTGCAACGGCTCTGCAATGCCGGTTCCTGGTAGATCATCCCCTTGGCTTGATCATAGATAAGCGCCGCCTGCTCGCGGTCAGCAGCGGCGGAGTAGACTTCCGCGCCCGGCTCGTTATCACATAATAGCACATAAAGCACCAGGCCGGCGGCCAGCGTGGTCTTGCCATTCTTGCGACCGACCATGATGAACGCCTCGCGATAACGCCGCGTGCCGTCCGGACGTTTCCACCCGAAGATGTTCTGAACGATGGATTCCTCCCAGGGATGCAATCGGAAAGGCTGTCCCGCCAGCTTCCCTTTCACGTGATGTAAACATTCAGCGAAAAAGTCCACGGCGCGATCAGCCGCGTCCTGATCGAAGACGCAATCGCCCGCTGATACCCACGGATCGTAACCGGGGATCAATTTGAGAACGTCAACCGGCGAAGAATCGCTCTTTGCCGGTCTTCGTTTCCGTCCTCGTTTCGCCAATGCTCGCCCTCGCCGATGGAGTCAGCCCGAATTCACGGGCCGCACGCAACGCACGCATCCACGCATCGGAGCGGATACGCACCAGAGGATTGCTGTTGATCTTGTCATCCTGGCGAACCAGCAGTCCCGTACGCCGCACCTGGCGGTCCGCCTCAAGGAATTCCTCGTAGGCCTTGCAGTAAAGTCCCAGCATTGACTGATCCAATTCAGTCAACATGCCCAGGCTTTCCAATATCCCCGTCACCCGTGCCCATTCGCGCCGACCGTCATCACCGAGGTATTCCGGACAATCCGGCCTGCCGAGTGGCGGTTCGGGTTCGCTGCCCCGCATCTTGGCCCGCCAGGAGCCACGAAGCTTCAGTATCTTCGTTGGCGTCTTGGGTGTTCCACGTGCGCCCATTATTCGCAATCCAGCATTATGCGCTTGTCTCTATTATAATTCTGGCACGATAATTTCACTTTGTCAACTATTATCCCAAAAAAAATTCGCCTGCCTGTCCGGTAGGCAGGTGAGATGGGCCAGGCTGGACGATACGGGGAAATGTGACGTGTGGCTTGGCCCACATCGAGATCGTTCAATACAGGACGTTCTGGTGCATCTGAGAGTGATTCGGGGGCCTGTAAACC